TTCCGTACAGTACGACCCCCGTAGGCTCCGCCCCTAGTGAGCCCCAACGGGGCGAACCCTACAACTATATATCCGTGTCAAAATAACTAAACTGTGACACTTTTTTATGTAAAATCTTTCAAAAGTGGTACACATCACATCCATAACCGTACTAAAATAGGACAATACAGGACACCACAGCAGGAGGCCCAGAATAGTAAACAAGATTACAGATATACTATTATTACCACTATAGGGACCCCTAAAACACAAACACCCGGGTCAAGTGGTAGGGGTACTGGTACGGTCGCGCGGGCCTTTCCTACTAAGTCGGTAGGGATGGTGGGGTAGGGAGGGGGGGGACATTTGTCCCCTGCCTTTGTATACTAATCCTGTAGGGAATATCGGGTAAGGATACCCTAAGCTACTGGCCAGTAACTTACTCACGAGTAACATGCGCGTGCGTATGTAGGAAAGGAGACTATCGGGTTCCCTATATGTGTGCGTCCGATTGGTGACCTTGGGATTGTTGGATGTCCTACTATTTGATTTCCGATATTCTGATGTCCGATTTGCCGGCATCCGATTAGTTGGATGTCCTATTATTGGATATCCACAGAGCTTTGGAATGTTTGTCTATTATGTTACTGACGGGTAACCCGGCCCCCTTGGGGTGCTTGTGAAAGGGTTCACTAGCGGCCCTGTAAGCCACGCTGAGGGCCTAACCCCCTTCCGTGGGGGATTGGTCCAACCCTCCCGCGTTACACGATTGTGAGGGAGCCTGTTACATTGTTACATGTAACGCCGTTATGAAATCGTTATGGAAATGGGCTTGACGTTTGGCGCGTCGTCGGGCAGTCTTTGACATGTCGGCAGGACGGCGGGGCGCGAGCCCCTCCCCCTCGCCCGATTGGGCTTCACTTGATAACTACACATTGGGCAGCGCGTAGCGGATACCGCTATGGGACTAACTTGCGCATTACGTTGCACTCGCGGGGGGCCTCTCCCGCAATGAGGGCAGATACTCGCCATGGGGATTTAGCCATTCCTAAGGGGCAGATGCAAGGGGACGACACATAGGGGCGCGCCGAATATCTACGACTGATCTCCTGAGAGTGGAGTGACTGCCTGAGAGTGACTAAATAGAACCTATGCCCTGTCTGGTGGGTGGCGTGGCTGCCGCCCTTGACAATGAGCGCAACCTAGCGACGACCCGCGACGACCCCGCAAGGGTGAGCGATAGTTAGGGGAGGACCATAAATGGGTAGGAGGGGAGCCTGACCGCGTGGCGGGAGGGCAAGAGAGAGAGTGTGACAGACTTTCTAGCCTGATCCTAGGGGCGTGCGTTGTAGCGTGCGTCCCTAGGTGACGGGGTGGAAAGCCTACCGACACGAGAGAGAGGCAAGACATGTTTACTGTTTCGGAATGGTTCGGCATTGAGACTGATTCGGAGTCGCTAATCGTGGCCAAGGTGACCAACGGAGAGCGCGATATCAAAATCCGTTGGCGCGTTGGTTCGCATACGGCGAACGTGTTTGATGAGTCGGGCCGAGAGATTGACTGCTTCACTTTCGCATGGGCGAAGGATGAGGCGGCAGAGTTTGACTTTCGTGATTCTGCTCTGTCGTGGATTGACTCCGCTAACACGGTTGAGGAGTGGTGATGCGCGCCGGATTTGTGCAGATCGAGGATGGGCCGGAAATTCCGTGCATGATTGGTTCCGAAACATGGAATGGGTGGGCATTGCCGTACTTCACGGCAGAAGTGGCCCTATCGGTTATCAACCTGTATGGGTGGGATAGCGTGGAGGAAGGTGGCGCGATTCCGACAACGTGGCACGCTGGTGGCATGTTGTACGGTGTGGGTGCTGGTTCATGGATTTGGTCCGAAGTAGAGAGAGGTTAGTCATGGATACTTGCTGGAATTGTGACAAGGAAGTTCACGAGATGGACCCCGAGGCAACGTTTGTTCCCCGCATGGGAGGGACGTACTGGGCACGGGTTTGCTCTGATGAGTGCGCCGGCGAATGGTTGGAGAATGGTGGTGATGAGTGATGATGACCGATGCTCAGCTCATGCTATTATTGGATGGCGGCCGGACCGAATGCGTATATTGTGGGGAAGTCTTTGACGCTAACCCTGGGGACTGCTACTGTGGCCCTTGCTTGAAGAAGTTCTACGGAATCTAGAGAGAGGTAAGACAATGAGCACAGAATCAGCAACCGAACAGGCCGAAGCAGTCATTGAGAATCTCCGCAACTTTGAGGGAGATGTCATGGACTGGTTGGAAGGTGCGTTAGACGTTCGCCGCACCTACAGTAGCGATAAGGCTCTACGTAGCGTGAATCTCCTGCTGGGATTTGGTGGCCCGAATATTTGGGTAGAGTTTGACGGTCACTCCGCTACCGTTGAGGTGACCTGGTACTGTGAACCGGTCACGCGCTGGGTCGAATGCCCTGAGTTGAGTGAGCAAGTGCTGGAACTGTTTGATAACTGGGCAGTAACCGACTAGAGAGAGGTAAGACGATGGACCCGAACAAGACACTAGAAATTATCCGAAAGAGCGTGAACGCTATCGTATGGGACGAAGAGACAGACATCACGGAACTAGCCGAAGCATTCGAGGCATTGGATGAATGGCTAAAGACTGGTGGATTCTTGCCGGCCGATTGGGCTAGGCCATGATCGCATGGTGTTGCGGATACTGCTACGGAGAGGAACTAAGTAGGGCATGGCTGCCGGACTTGACCTGTAAGAATTGCGAGAGTACGCTAGATTTCAGAGAGACCAACTAGAGAGAGGCAAGGAAATGGATTCACTTCTACAGAACATCATCGCCAACAGTACGGCAGAACTGTCCCACGTTACATGCGCCGACTGCATGACGCGCCTCACATGGGATGAACTGAGCTACGGCCACGAGTGTGAGGAGTAGGAATGAGCAAGAAAAATCCCGTCATCTTGACGGATAAAGGTGAGCGATGGATGCTCAACGTGCTAGGTTACGGTCGTGCCGGCTTGATCATCACTGGCATCGTGGCTATCATCGGTTTCGCTGGATACATTGAGGGGATGTAGGAAAACAAAGACTTGCCAACGGGATTGTTCTAGATTGTTCTCGTTGGCCTGACCATAGCCGACTGGTTGTCGGGTGACAGACAGGTTCGATTCCTGTATGGTTGGCGCAAGACAAACCAACAGAGAGAGGTAAGACAGTGAACATCATTGACGAATCACACATCGAAACACTAGACGCTGACCCGTTCCTGACCTGGATATTTGAGGCCGGCAAAGGATTCGTACAGGTAACCTGCCACGGTGGATTCAATGAGCATTTCGACATTGAGGTATCTAACGTTGGCGTGACTGGCGAACTGTACCGATGGGAAGAGCCGTGGAAACTGGTCGCCACGGTCTATGGGCGCGAAGAAATGTGGGTCGTGCTGACTGCATACATTGAGAGGGGCAAGCGATGAGGGAAGATTGGATGGAGAGAGATGAGCCGGATGAACTTGAGTGTGAAAGGTGCTGGGCTGTAGTAAACTGGCGCAAGTTGGAAGAGCATGACGGTTTGCGTATGTGCGCTGACTGTAGAGACGAACTAACAGAGGGAGAGTAAGACAATGGGATACTACGTAACACTGCACGATGCAGACTTCACCATTCCCGATACGCCGGCTGTGCTTGCCGCACTCATCGCACTGGATGAGCGTGACGATCTCAAGGGTGGCGGCATGTTGGGTGGAGATGGGGGAGAGGAACGCTGGTTCGCTTGGATGAATCTGCCATGGACTCATCACGAATCCATCAACCCAATCTTTGAGCAGTTGGGTTTCGAGACGCACCATTACAAGGATGGTGACGAAGAGTTCTCCAACGTGCGACTACTGACCTACGATTGCAAGATCGGTGACGAGCACCTGTTCCTTGCCGCTGTAGCTCCGTTCGTTAGGCCTGGTTCATTCGTTGAGTGGCGTGGTGAGGATGGTGCAATGTGGCGACACTACGTGGGCATTGACCACAAGTTGTACCTTCAGGACGCAGAGATCAAGTGGACTAACCCGAGAGAGATAACGGTATGAAGAAACTGAGAGGCACGCTTGCCGATTACGTTCGGTGTCACGCATGTGATGAGGACGTAGAGTGGGACGCATGGTGGGCCGGTGTTCATGACTGTGGAATGGAGGAAGAAGGATGAGAGTAGGTTCCCTGTTCACGGGATACGGTGGCCTAGACATGGCAGTCGGAGGTGATCTCGCATGGTACTCAGAGATCGAGCCGGCAGCGTGCAAGGTACTCAGCGCACACCACGATGCACCTAACCTGGGTGACATCAAGAAGATTGACTGGGCTACGGTCGCACCCGTGGATGTGATGACGGGTGGCTATCCGTGCCAACCATTTAGCCATGCAGGTTTACGTAAGGGAGAGAATGATGAGCGACACCTATGGCCGTACATTCGTGAGGGAATTAGCGTACTTCGACCACGACTTGTCCTACTGGAGAACGTTAGAGGACACGTTACTCTCGGACTCCGTGAAGTTCTCGGGGAAATTGCCGAACTGGGGTACGGTGCAAGGTGGGGTGTTGTCCGAGCATCGGATGCCGGAGCTCCACATCAGCGAGCACGAGTATTCATTGCTGCCTACAGCGAGAGCAACGGGAGCGATGAACGACCCGATGGATTTGACTCTTCGCATGGTGCAGGATCGTGGCTACAAGTCGCGACTGGAGGAAGCAATCTCGCTACTGCCGACACCAATGGCAGACAACTCTCGGGGATTGCCGCAGACGGGAACGTCTTATCAGTCTCTTCCGAACGTGGCGTTGAGCCTGCTACCCACACCGACAGTGGTGGACATGGGGAACAACAAGACTCCCGACGAGTGGGAAGCGTGGAAGGAAACGCAGAAAGCGAAGCATCGGAACGGCAACGGTCACGGGGCGAGTCTCACTCAGGAAGCAATCAGTCTGCTGCCTACACCGAAGGCAACGAACAACGAGAATCAGCAGAACTTGGACAGGTACGGCCCGAACTTGGGCATGGCACTGATGCCGGCCAAGTACGATTGGACTTCGGTAAGTACGAAGGTGCAATCAGTCGATGGGAACGCATCATCGGACGAACCGCACCCATTCCTGTCGTAGAATCACGTGGTAAAGAGCGTCTAAATCCGGTGTTTGTTGAGTTCATGATGGGTTTGCCCGAGGGTTGGGTGACTGGTCACGACTTGACACCAACTAAGGAGCTAAAGATGCTGGGTAATGGTGTGGTTCCACAACAGGCACGCTTAGCGATACAACTACTAGAAAGAATGGGCAAGTAATGAGCAACGACATGGAAACACAGGCAGTCACGGCCCTCATGGCACGTGTCATGTATCTACGGTGGTGCGAGTTCCGTAACTTCGACCCGCGACCGTATCCGTATGCTGATGCCGGCAGTATGGACTATGCTGCCACTGCTATTGAGTATCTGGGCTATGATGATGATGCTATTGAGGCGTTGAGAGAGAGGGTGAAGGCATGATAAAGGAAATGGTTATCTGTGATCATTGTGATTGGAAGCAGGAACTGTTTCATGGCATGGTTCCCGATACGTGGGTACGTTATGACGGGTTGCATTTCTGTGGCTTGTCTTGCTTGGACCTAGAGATGACTGAGAGAGGTGTGAAGTGAGGTATCCGGACTTCAAGGGTAACGAACCCTGCACGGAGATCGGTCCCGAGATGTTCTGCGCCTCACCACAAGGTGTGTCTCGCCCCTATGTGGGTATTGAGATTCTCCGTGAGGCGTGCGCTAGGTGTGACATGCTGGCCGAGTGCCGTGAGTGGTCGCTGCATCATGAGGGTAACTCTGGTGGTTTCTGGGCCGGCATGTCCCCAACTGAGCGTTCGACTGAGCGTAGACGCTTGAATATCCTGCTTGAAGATCCTATCGCTAGGTATTTTCCGCAGGAGCGTGAACGTGCGACCGCGTAAGGCCGAGATCGACGCGATGGTTGCGTTGCTTGAGGCTGAGCATGAGGACGTGGGTGTCATGGCTAAGGATGTTCTGTCTCTAGCGTGGGACAAGCTCATCGACCGTGAGTGGTGGTGCGTTATACTGAATCAACCCGGTGTGGCTGTCACTTCACATGGGCCGTTTGAATCTAAGACGGTAGCGGAGAGGTACTTGAAGAAGTATCCCGCTGCTGTCGCTGAACCTCGGGTGTATATGTTCCGCATGATGGGCGTGACATCCGTGGAAGGAGTGCAAGGTGATTAGTGGACTGATCTCTACCGTACTGCTTGCTGCTACTGGTGCTGCTGGCGCGAATGTTCCGATGGTGCATGTTGATTCACAGACGAAAGCTTTCATGTCGTGTGTGTCGTACCGTGAGTCTCGTGGGATACCGACTGCCGTGTCCCACACCGGCAAGCATCGTGGGAAGTATCAGGTGACCCCAGCTATGGGTCGGGGCATGTCTTGGAACATTCTTCCGTGGCTTCGCACATGGCATCCTGAGCCGAATAAATATGCAGCACTGTTGCGTAAGACCCCGATGAACAAGTGGCCCGAGCGTGTGCAGGACGCTGCGTTCGTGTTCACTCTGCATCACACGACACGCTGGTCTGAGTGGCAGCATTGGTACCTTGCCGGCTCTCGATGCAATAGGCTGGTACCATGATGAGACTGTTTAGAAAGAACCGAAAAGTTGTTGCGCCGCAACGGGTTTTGAACCATCCGTTTGCTGCACTGAGTGAGCCTGCCAGTGCTGACTACCGTGGTGTACCCACAACAGTGTGCCCATGTGGTTCGGACATGCTGCTGATCTGCTGCATCTTTGACCCCGATGAACTGCTACCCGGCATGTTCATGCTTGACGCGATGTGTGCCCACTGCGGTGCGCTACTTACTGTTGCTGACCCGACGTTATTGGAGGAATACTGATGGCTATGGAAGACGAGCTGTGTGTTGATACCCCGCATGACGTGCTGTGCTTGTGGGATACGGATGCTGCTGGAGAGAATGATGAGTGTGTATGTGAGTTGATTGCTCACGTTCGTGCCGACGAGAGGCGCGTGTACCGTAGTGAGATCATTGGCTTGATTGAGAGGAAGAGATGAAGAAGCTGACAGGCAAGTGGAAGTGGTCGAAGAAACGTCAAGCTTGGATAATGAAGTGGAAGAAGCGTAAGGTATCTAAGGAGGTTCATTATGAATGAGCACAGTGTTGAATGGAATGACGGCTATCTCGCTGGCCGTATCGCTGCCGCTAAGGATCTAGAGAACTACCTGCTGGGTACTAAGCCGGTTGAGTGGGATGCCTGGAAGGCTTCTCTCGTGGCGAGTGGGGATATCATATGACCACTAAGTCTGGTTGGTGTATCACTGGTGACTGTGACCCCTGCCCTCACCTGTATTCAACATATGAGTGTACGTGTGAGTGCCACGATGAGGAGCCGTCATGAGTGGTACCACATCTGGTACTACCGCGACTCACGATCCGCTGTGCACTCCTTGCGAGTATTCATGCCCATGTCACCAATGCCAATGCGACCAAATCAAAAAGGCTCGGGATGTCTATATAGCAGCGTTGATACGCATAGCAAAAAACTAATTCAACATATCAACTTGGAGGAGAGATGAAGTTTGTTTACGTACCGATCGGTGACGATGTTGCCAGGATTGAAGTTCCGAATAACATCAAGTACGTGTCTTACCGAAAGGCTGAGTTCAAGGGAGGAAGGGGACCGAGATCAGGGCGGATTGGTTTGAGCCACTGGTTCACGGACCGGCATGATGTTACTTGGCACTTTGTGCAATGGACTTCAAGAGAGAGCGCACTCAGGGAGAAGAGAAATGGTTTTGAAATTGCCCGTGTAGACGGCACCAAGATTCCCTAATAGGTGTCGCCTACTAACCTTTCGGTCGTTCGCCACCTAGGAACTCAACCATCTTATCCAATGCACGTTCCTCACGGCGACGAACCGTACGCTCAGAAACACCCAGCTTCAACGCAACCATGCCATACTGCACGCCACCGTCACCGTACAAGTCCTCAAGGATAGCCTTGTCGTTATCCTTCAGCGACTCGAAAGCAAGAGACACGTCACAGATAGTAGCGATCCGGCTATTGCCCTCAGAGGGACGTGACGGACCCTTCAACTCAGAGTTATCCTGAACACTGTTGAAGATCCAAGACTCCTCATTCAGCATGTCCGGAATCAGTTCACGAATCATCTGCTGCGTGTAGTAGAACAGGTCACCCATCTCTAGGCGTGACCGCTTGCGACGCTCGTTAGCGATCAGTGTGAGGCAGCGTTGCCGGCAGGCGTTACGGAGAATGTTCTGACCGTGCTTACCTTTCTCCCGCCATGCCTGCACCTTCCGAGGATTCTGTACGATCCACAGGTACGCTTCCTGGGTGAGATCCTCTTCACCTATAAGGCCACGCCCTGAACGGTACGCTGAATGTGCGCCCTGTCGTGCAAGCTTCAGTTCGTCCTCAGTAACTACCATGCGTAGCGCACACCCTCAATAGTGAATGACTTGTTGTGGATTGGTACGGGTGCGGGAGTCACCGTCTTGCCTTCGACATACAAAATACCAATGCCCTGCTGCCAGTTGTGTGTCTTGGCATACAGGGCTTTCTTCATGTCCATGAGGTTGCCTACTTCGAAACCCCATAAAGTGTTGGTAATGTTACCGTTTACACCCTGCGTGTAGGGCTGTAGTCCGAGGCGATGCGTGTGACCACACACCACCGACATGCCAACCTTCTTCGCAAGGCCTTGTGCTGTGGTTCCGGCAATCTGCGATAGCCCAGCTTCGTCACCATGCAGTGCAACCCATCCTGGTGCTACCTTGAATGCTTCCTTGTGGTACGTGATGCCGAGTTCACCAAGTCGCCAGAAGTTCTCGATCTCCAACTCGGGCAAACCCATGAGGCCAGGGATGCGGCGCATCACCGAGGCGAAGAGACGATCAGTGTGGTTGGATCGGATGACGTGCTGCACCTGGAGATCCTTGAGGATCTGCACGGTAGCGTCACGGTCCTTACCAATAGAATTCTCGTACTCCAGTGGGGTACCGGCTGACCACCGTGAAATGGTTTGGAAGTCCTGCTCGTCACCGATGGTGATGACGGTATCTTCGGGCTGCTTCAAGTCCTCGATAGCCTGGGCTACAGCGGCCACGGCCCGTGCATCATGGTACGGAACTTGCAGGTCACTGATAACCCAGACGCGCTTCATCCAACACTCCTCGCTGCTGACAGGAACTTGATAGTAAGCATGTTCACGTATGCAAGAACATCAGCAAGCTCGTCCAACGTCTCCTCCACCATGCGGTCCACAGTGTACGTTTCGAACGCTTGGATCTTTCCCGCATACTGCCTGTGTCCAATCCCCTTGACGCGATACACCATACGGTCATGCAGGTTGTCAGTGAAGTTGACCAACTCATCAGTCGATACGCCGTGACCGTGCTTCTTCACGGCAGCATGGTTGATCAGCGATATGGCCGAGTATTTGGTAGCGACGGGACTTGAGCCGTCACGATTCCCGTTGTCTGATCGACCGCTATCACCTTCAAGCCAATCGCCTGTATCATCCTGATTAGTTCCGTCCAGTCCTGACTGTTCACTCACGATCACTGTCCTTACCTTCAACGTTCACGAGGCGATACATGGGCAGTCGTGAGTCTTCTTCTTCAAGGATGCGTCGCCATGCACGCTCATCAAGTTCGGCACGAATCCAGTTGTAGATAGCGATAGCTGCCACACATGCAAGCAGCACGGTCACGAACATTACGGCAACATCAGACATGCTGTAGTCCCATCTTCTTCAAGATACCTTCCGGTCCTTCGGCTAGGTACAGGTCGTTCACATCCATACCATCGGGCATAGTCACCACGATAGCGACATCAATCTGTTGAGCAATCTTCTTACCCAAGTCTCGCCCTGGCTGGTCACCGTCGCAGAGTACGAACACTTTGCGGTAGTCCATGAAAGCACGGGAGTACCAGTTCTTCCATGCGTTTGCTCCTGCCAACCCAACAGCAGGGATACCGACCATTGAGCTGGCGATGATGGTGTCCATTTCCCCTTCGCAGACAGCAATGTAGTCACTGTCAAGTTCGAATGCGGGGACGTTGTAGAGAACGGATTCTGCACCACTGCGTGACAGATACTTCGGAGAGTCGTCGTCTCTAATGGCGCGGAAGCGTATGTCAACGACCCCTGTAGGTGTGATGTAGGGAATTGATAACCTACCTGCATACTGCTCATGCCCGATCACCGGTTCGTGAACGTAACCGAGGCGGTGTGTAAGCGCGGCCTCTTTGCTCAGACCGCGAGCCACCAGATACGGTGCGACCTCGTTTAGTTGTGCTTGATACGCCGCTGTCGCTTCCTCCAGTAATACTCTCGCATCTAGTGACAGCATCCTTGTATCCACATCCTTCATAGTGTCTAACTACATCTATAGCGTCGCCTGAGAATCCACATGCTAGGCATTTGACGTGGCCTGCATCCGAGCTTATGCGGCAGGATGCGTGTCCGTCGTCGTGTGCGTGGCATTTGATGGATTGCCATACTCCTCGTGGCCCTGGCAGATCCCAACCGTATGCTTCTAGCACTGGCCAGATATCGAACCGGGCTTCCGTCATGCTAGTGACTCCCACCTTAGCAGGTTGATGAACGTATCCAACGTCATCGTAACCCTGCCATCACCCGCAGACTTCTGCCTAGTCTTCGTGACCACTACACCGTAGGCGAGAGTGTTGTACTTCTCGTCATAGTGCCCAGCTTCCACTTCGGCTTCACGGAGATACTGCGCCATCTCACTGGTCTTAGTGTTCTTCGCTTCAATCACAATGACATGGTTGTTGAACATCTCGATAGCCACGTCACCGATATCTTTGGCACCTGCACGGGGTAGCCGGCGTGCCTTGATACCGCACTCGTTGAGATAGTTCTCAATGTCTGCTTCCCACCGCGAACCTTTGGCCTTATTGTATTGGCTCATCCCTCGAAGTCCTTCACCATCATGACTGCGGGTGAGTAGTCCATCCAGATTGCTGTCTTGCCTGTGCCGTCAGCGGGACCGTAACGGTTCTTCACTGCTGCTGCCGCTAGGCCACCTGGCTGTGAGGCTAGGGTCATGATGAGCGACGGGATCTGTGCGATCTTACCGTGCAAAGCTGCACGTGGTGGACACGGGTAGCCGTCATAGGATTCTGACGTGTGGTGGAGGATCAGGAATGCTGCGTTTAGTTCCCGACTCCACCACTTCACCTCTCGCATAAGCGACCGGAGTGAGGAGAACTCGTCACCCGAGTCGTGCGTCACATCGACAGCGTTGTCCACTACCACGAGTTGCGGGTCGGAACCTGTCGTCATGCGATACACGTTGATCTCATCTTCAAGATCACTCAGGGTAGGAGAAGCATCAAACATCCACTTGATATGTCCGACGTTTTCCCGAAGGGTGCGTGCAGCCCAGTCAGGTTCGTTAAGCATACGCTCTTCGACTTCCTGCTGACGTACACCCGTAACCATAGATAGTGAGCGAATAGCCATAGTAGATTCGTGGCTGTCCATAGATGCGTACAAGGTAGGCACACCAGCTTTAACTGCTAGTGCTAGGGCCACTGTAGATTTGCCGGCACCGGGTGGGCCAGCGATCATGCTGACTTCACCTCGGCGGATAGAGATGTGGTTGTCTGACCATGACTTGAATGGCATTGGGAGTGCCGATCCTCCACGGTCAATGGAGCGCACAGCCCTATCTAGGGTTCTCACTTAGTCGGACCACGCATCGTCAGAGCTGTAGCCGATATAGGTGTTGACGCTAATGAGATCCAAACCGAGCGAATCAAGATAGTTGCGGATCAAGTTAATGTCTGGTGCCGTGTCACTCTTAGTTCGTGTCGTGATAGTTACGTTCATAGATGCTCCTTTAGGAAGGTTTGAGGCGGGGCTACTGCTTCCCATTCAATAACCCCGCCCCAAGACTATGCGGGGAAGTTGTTCCAGTCAGCGGTGCCGCGATTCACGAACACTGCCTTGCACTGACCGGGTGTTCCCTTAGCGGTGGGGCAGAACCATCCACGCCACGGACCCTTAGCACCGACACCCGTGCGTGGGGTCATCGGGCCGTGGTCGCACATCTGGGTTGCTGCTGCACCGAAGGCTGCGGGTGCTGCGGCGGGTGTGTCCCATGCTGCGGGTGCTGTCGCGAATGACGTGGGTGCTGCAACAGGTACGGCAGTTTCTCCGCCCGAAAGTAGAGGCGCTGAGTTAGAAGCAGCACGGACCAGGTTAACGAACTCAACATCGGCCTGAATCCCTTCAAGTGCCTTGTCGCGCTCAGTAGTGAACTCCTCATAGGTGTCACCCTGAATGGTGCGGAGCTCACCGAGAATCTTTACTGTGAGCTTGTGCTTCGGCTCATTCATTACTTTCCTCCAAGTCGCTATCAAAGTTAGGCTTGTGTGTAGTGCTACCGAAAGCATAGCATTCTTTCTTCAAACCACAAGAGTTACACATCATCGTAATGTTGGGAACAAACAGGCCCAACTTGATTGCCTTGTGTACGTCACGAATCCAACGGGACACCATGTCTCTTGGCATGAAGTCAAGGTCGTGTACGGTGTCCAACTTGCCGTCGCGTGCCATCCAGTACGACCCGTACTTCACGTCGATACCGAACTGCTGCTTGATGGCGAGGGCATAGGTTGCGAGCTGGAGACTGGACGACGGTGCCTTGCCGGTCTTCAAGTCCACGATCATCAGGTTGCCCTGGGTGTCTTGGAATACTCGGTCAATGTAGCACTTGAGTACGATGCCACCTGGGATGGTGACGTTGATGTTGAGCTCGATGGCGGGTACCCCGTCTGGTGTGAACCAGATGTCCATTGCTGGGTTCTGGAGT